GCTTGGTTCAACATTTGGGAAAATGAATGTGTGATCCCGTAACACTTATTACAGCCGTGCTAGGCATTGGTAGCGCTATCTTTGGTGCTTCTAGTGCTCCTAAGCCGCCTGAGCCACCAGCAGCAGAGGCTCCTGAACCTCCTGCTCCTGCTGCTCCTGCTGCACGTCTAGACACAGGTAGTCAGGTACTACTTGGAGATCAGGCTACGCAGCGGCGATCGCAGCGACGAGTTACTGGTGGTGCCACTACACGAACGTCTGACGTACTAGGCGGAATTGGTGGTGGTTCATCTAACCTATCATCTGGATTGGGACTATAATGCCACAGCATACATCTAAACACACAATGCAGGGTATTGCAGCAGTCTGGTCCAATATGGATTCTCAAGCTAACCGCCAGACGCTACTCAATGATGCAGAGCTATTTGCTGGTTGGACAGTACCAACACTGTTTGTTGAGAAGTATGCTACAGCCCGTGAGCTAAAGCAACAGTACGATAGCCTTGGTGCGTTCCTAGTGACGTCCATGGCTAACCGTGTATTCACTACGTTGTACCCTCCCGGTCAGTTCTTCTTTGGTGTTAGCATCAGAGAGACCTTGAAACGAGAGCTTAGTGCACAGTTCGGTGATGAAGCTCCTCCACTCCTAGCACAGATCGATGCGCAGCAGCAGAGTGTTGTTCGTGAAGCCCACGATAACATGAAGCGTACGCAGTTCCGTGCAGGTGGTACGGAGGCTATGGAGCACTTGATCGTGACAGGCAATGCCTTGGTGTATGATCCACCGGGTGAGCCAGAAGTACATGTATACAGTCTGCGAGATTACGTTGTAAAGCGTGATATGGCAGGCAACGTTATGCGTATGATTACGCGAGAGCAGAAGAGTGCTGGTACGCTTAAGAAGGAAGTATTCGAGAAGCTAAGTCAGTCGAGTGATCCTAGTGGCAACAAGTACACTGAAGAATCAGACGTGACAGTATATACTAATATCGAGTTTGATATGAAGCTTGATAAGTATGTAGTGACACAGGCGATTGACAATATGCCTCTTGATGGTGTACGTCAGACGTGGCCTAAAGAGTTGCTACCGTGGTCACCACTAGTGTGGCGGCGTAGTCGTGGTGCTGACTATGGTGTAGGTCTTGTAGAGTTATACCGTGGTGCATTCGCTGCACTCGAAATCTTGGGCAATGCTTCCACAGCAGGTGCAGTTGCACTAGCAGATATCAAGCTGTTCATTCGTCCCGGTAGTGTTGTTGATGCTGCAGAGCTTAACAATGCAGAGAGCGGGACATATCACTATGGTAATGACGGAGATATCTGGGCGCTCGATCTGAAGAAGATTGGCGACATGCAGTACGTTGAGGCTAAGATCCAAGCGATCACTCAGGTACTATCACAAGCGTTCTTGTTCACAAGTAATGCTATCCGTAATGCTGAGCGGGTGACCGCTGAAGAGATCCGTCTCTTTGCAAGGGAACTTGAGAGCACGTACGGTAAAGAGTATGCCAGCTTCTCCCTGACATGGCAGCTAAAGACAGCACGTCTGCGGTTGCATGAGCTAGGCTTTGAGCTAGGTATCACACAATCCGTTAATATCACGACGGGTGTAGATAGCCTTGCACGGAACCAAGAGATCCTGAACAACAGAGAGTTTATTCAAGATCTATCACTTCTTAATACTGTACCAGAACCTGTGCTTGCAGAGATGTCCTTACAACGATATGTCCTAGATGTAGGGCGTATGCATAGTATCGACTTCAGTAAGTATCGTAAGACGGAGAGTGAGAAGGCAACAGAGCAACAGGCTATACAAGCACAGCAACAGCAGCTACTAGAAGCTCAAACTCAACAACAGGTAGGGCTGCAAGTAGCGCAGAGCTTACCTGATCAACCAGTATAAGGACGACCATGCCAAGTTCTATCCCAACTACTATCAATCCATCACCAACAAATCCTATCCCTCCTGCACAGACTGCACCAGTTCCGGGTGAACCAGCAGTACCTGTAGAGGGAGGCGCTGCTCCAGCCGCACCGGCTCCTGTAGCGCCAGCAGTACCACCTGTACCTCAACCTGATCCTGTTCCTGCTCCTACGTCAGTTCCTGTAGTACCGCGTACAGAAGAGCCTATTCCAGAACCTGCACAACCGGTATCTACCGAGCCTCAGTTCAGTCAGCAGCAGGTGCCGCAAGAGTGGACTATGCAACCCGTTGGTGATACCAATTACGATACAGCACTCGATCTTGTTAAGTCAGCTATGTCTCCTGCTGAGGCTATGGCTGCGTTCGGTGCTGCTGTCGATCAAGCTAATCCGGCTATGATCAATGTAGATCTCTTGACGGAGAAGCTCGGTCCTGCACAGGCTAACGCCGTAAAGACACTAGCAGGTAACTACATCACTCAGGCGCATAGTCAGAAGACTGCTGCTCTTGATGCAGTACATGGCGTAGCTGGTGGCAAGGAAAATTGGGATCAAGTAACCACTTGGGCTAACGCTAAGGCAGCCGAGGATCCACAGTTTGCATTCAAACTAGAGATTGTGCGTAATACAATCAATCAAGGCGGTGATAACATTTCATACGCTGCGAAGGAACTACTCGGTTATTATAATGCTGATGCTAATAACATTGGCCTAAATGAAGGATCTATGGATATGCTAACAGGTGATACTCCGTCCCAAGGTGGACCAGATGCAGGCGTACAACAAGAAGTAAATATTATGACCCGTCTGCAATGGGCCGATGAAGTAAAGAAAGCTGCCAACTCTGGTAATGATGCACGCTATGCTGCGTTGAACCGTGCGTGGGCAAACAAGACTGGCCTTGAAGGTCAGGCTACATTGCAATTGAACTAATACATTAGAAAGGAATAGTGAAGTATGCCACTTCCAACTACCAGTGCTCATCTATCGGATATTGATCAGGCGTTGCTGATTGAACAATACGGCGGTATGGTGGAAAGCCAGTTCGTCAAGAAGTCCATGATGCGGGCTTTCGTCAGCATCCGTCCAGTACGTGGTACTGATACTATTACTAACAACCGCGTCGGTAAGACTTCGTTGCAGAAGGTTACTCCGGGCGTTCGTCCTGATGCTACTCCTACCACCTTCGGCAAGGTACAGCTTACTGTTGATACCATTGTTCTGGCGCGTTCTAATCAGGCACTACTGAATACTTTCCAAGAGCATTTCGATGTTCGCGCTGAGCTGGCAGAAGACCACGGTAAGGAAATCGGTAAGTTCTTCGATAACGCCTTCCTCATTGCTTGCGTTAAAGGTGCTAGACAGTCTGCCCCAACTGGTCTCGGTGGAGCTATCAAGGCTGGTAAGAACGTTGATCTTGCTGGCGCTAATGATCATCTTGATCCAGACAAGCTGGCAGACGGTATTGCCGAAATCGTTACCCTGTTCAAAGAAGAGGACATTGACGCTGACGAGCTGGTAGTATTCGTTGCTCCACGTGAGTACCGTACTCTGCTTGATAATAACAAGCTCCTTGACACCGACTTCTCCATGGGCAACGGTGATTTCGCTAAGCGCGTTATCAAGATGATTGAAGGCGTGCCTATCGTTGAGACTAACCGTATCCAGCAGACCGAGGTAACAAACCACCTGTTGTCTAACGCAGATAACAGTAACTTCTACGATGTAGACGCTACTCACGCTAAGGCAGTCGCTGTTATCATGCATCCACGTTCTCTGTTGTCTGGTGAGACTATCCCAATGACCTCCGACGTGTACTACATGAAGAGCGAATTGCAGTGGTTCATTGACAGCTACCTATCATTTGGTGTTACTGTTAACCGCCCTGACTTGTGCGGCGCAGTATTCAAGAACTAATCCATACGGCAGGCATCATTCGTGGTGCCTGTCTTTTTTCGTTAGGAGGTAAACAATGGTAGCACAAGATAAACTATTGAATGCTATTAATGCATGTTTGCGTGCTGGCGGTTATCGACCTGTTAGTTCTTCTACAAGCACACATCCACAGGTAGCCGTTGCCAAAGACGTTATTGCTGAGGCATCAACAGACGTTCAGATGGAGGGGTGGTGGTGTAATACGGACTATAAACTATCCATGACACGTGACCAAAACGGACACATCTTCCTACCAAATGAAACGTTGTTTGTAGGAGCGAATGACCCTCGTATTCAAGTAGTTGAACGAGGTGATCGTTTGTACGATGCTGTGCGAAATAGTTATGTCTTTGATAGTAGCATAGTCGTTAACATTGTACGTGAGCTTGCACTAGACGAAATGCCCAATGCTCTGTTCGAGCTAGTCAAGTCTACGGCAGTTCTTGAGTACTACGAAGACCTTGAAGAAGGGACACAATCTGATACTCAGAAGTACGAGCGACGCGCAGCACGTGCACTGCTATTGTGCAAGAAAGTACATGAACGCAATAGTCGTGCTAATATCTACACAACACCTAAACAGTTACGACTGTTCAGTAACAGTAAGATTAACCCTATTACTACAGCGTCTAACCTAGCGTTAGCAAGCGCTGGTATTGGATCGGCAAATAGCGATGGCTAAGGTTGATGGTGGTATTCGAACGCTTGTGCAAGGAGTGTCTCAACAACCTCCTCGTGACAGACTTCCCGGACAATGTACTCTACAAGTTAACATGTCTAGTGACATTGTTAATGGTGCTACAAAACGCACAGGCTTGGAGTATGTAGGTAAGCTATTAGATAGTGCTGACCCTGCACCTGTATTTAGTGATGCCCGTATCAGTGGTGTAGATATCGTGTATGCAGTTAATGTCGGATCTATCAATGTCTGGACTTTAGATGCAGCAGCACAAACTGTTAATGTAGAAACTGGTGCAGATGCATATCTTACGGCGGCGGATATGAGTAAGATTACGATTGATGAGAGTGACGAGACATCCGCTCTATATCTAAGTAACCCGTCCCGAACAGTCGGTATGTTAAATGATATACCCACTACTACTACGGAGAACCAAGGACTAGCACAGGTTCTTGGAGGTGCCTACGGAAGGACGTATCGTATTACAGTACGACTAGCGGACGGTACGGAGTACGTTGGTTCGCACTCTACACCAGATGGTAGTGCTGCTTCTCATGCACCACAGATCTCATCGAATAACATTGCATCCCAGCTTAAGTCTGCTCTTGAAAGTGCAGGTGGTTTCTCTACTAACTTTGAGATTGAAATCAAAGATGAGACCTTGTGGATCAAGTGGAAGGATGGTGTAACACAGCAGTCTATTGAGCTTGATGTAGATGACGGTGACGGGTCCACTAAGCTAGTTGCGAGTACCCTACAGACTACACTAAAGACTACGAACCTACCACGATATGCTCCGCATGGTTTTACCACAAAGGTTACTGCGGCTAGTGCCTCTGAAGACGATACGTACTTCATGTACAGCATTGAAGGTGAGACAGACGGTACAGGATTTGGTACAGTCGGGTTCTGGCTAGAGACAAGTGCTACAGGACAGAAGTTCAAGATTGATCCTGCTACTATGCCGCATAAGTTGGTGTATGATGGAGACAACACCCGCTATAACTTTTCACAGGTAGAGTGGGCTAACCGTACTGCGGGAGACGATGAGAGCAACGCACCGCCCGATTTCGTAGGTCGGACTATCGAAGATCTCAGCGCCTTTCAAGGACGCCTGACAATCCTCTCTGGGCCTACTGTGAGCATGTCTAGAACTCGTAAACCAAGGGAGTGGTTTAAGCAGAGTGCAACAGCCCTCAATGCTGATGATCCTATTGGTATGGAGAGTACAGCAGAGCAAAGCCCCGTTATGCGGAAGGCTATCCCGTTCAACAGAGACCTTGTAGTATTCTCAGATTCTAGTCAGTACTTGATCTTAGGTAGAGATGCTATCACTCCGGGCAATGCTGCACTGGTACGTACTACTAGTTTCGTGGCCGACCTAACTGCCAGACCTGTTCCATCAGGTCGTAATATCTTCTATAGTATTGATCGTGGGCCTTTCTCAGGTGTGCGTGAGTTCTATGCAGAAGGTGCAGCGGACGTTAACGATAGCCGTGATGTTAATGATCATGTGCCCCGGTATATTACAGGGACACTAAATCTATTTGCTTCAGCAGATAACTTCAACGTACTACTAGGGCGGTCTCAGGATGATGCTAACCAGTTGTACTTGTATGAGTACTTCTGGCAGAACAATCAGAAGAGGCAGTCATCATGGTCACAGGAAGAATATGCACATCCAGTAGAACATATGTTCTTCATCAACGATACACTATACGTTATTCAGCGTAGACCTGACGGGTGGCACTTACTGAAGCGACCTATTGATAGTGTGAACGACACTGGACTTGACTTTCACGTACATCTGGATGATAAGCGTGTACACACAGGTGTAGACCGCACTCTTAGTATTGGTGATGCAGGTTATAGTGAGAACACACATATCGTTGTACAGGGAGCAGGGTGTCCTAATCCCGGATTACCTGCATTCGTAGAGAGTGTTGGTAGTACTCAAATCGTACTACGAGACAGTATGAATAGTGGTACAGTATTTGTAGGACGTAGGTATAAAGCGAGATACCGACCCACAATGCCTATCGTTAAGGATGAACAAGGACAAGAGATTGAAGCAGCGCAATTCCGTGTCAAGGATATGAACTTTATCTTTATTGACAGCGGACCTATGGATGCGTTAATCGAAAGCCCTTACTATGACGACACTATAATTGAACAGTCGAACCGTATCCTCAACGATGTAAACAACCAGATCGGTAGGCCGGTCATTATTGATGGCGTATTCACTGTACCTGTCATTGATGATCCTGCTCAAGTCGAGGTTGAAGTATCATCTGATAGCTATCTACCACTTACTCTGACAGAGATTGAGTGGAATGGTAGTTACCGTAAACGTGGTCGAAGGATCACACAATAGAAGGAACAGAGCATGTGGTTTAACATGGCTCTGCAATTCGGTCTTAAGGCAGTGCAAGCTGGGTTGTCGTATTCGGCAGCCCAGAAGCGCTACGAAGCTGAAGAGCGCTGGAGAGAATGGCGCAACAAGATGACACGGATTGCGGATGCGCAGAACCAGAACGCCTTGACGGAGAATGCAATTCAGGTTAAGGCTCAGAACGACATGAAAGCATTAGTGCTTCGTGTCAAAGGAATGAGTACTGCTGCTAACGCTAACGTGAGTGCAGCCGCAGCAGGTGTAAAGGGTAGATCAGTTGACGACGTGTTACTAGCATCGCGGCGCAGTGTTGCACAAGCTGACTTCCAGAGAACAGAAGAATTTAGAACAGGGCTTAATGATATCCGACATAAGCGCCGTATATCTTCCCTACAAGCCGTACAGGCGCAAGATCATTCATACAATGCTCCGCCAAGTCCTATTGCTTCATTAGTAGGTCTAGCAGGACAGGGACTTAACCTGTTCACGCGTGCGCAGGAGGTTGAACGTACACAGGCTTCCAGTGGGCCGTCAGGCTTCTTAGCCCCGACTGCTGGAGCAGGCTTTCAATTTGGACTATAAGAGGTAATCATGGCAATTCAAGGTGAAGTAGGCTTAGGTCGCAGACAGGAAGTAGAGATCGATGGTCCTACCATTGCAGAAGCCCGTCCGCTTCAAGTTGATCGTGTACGTGCTCCACGCAAGCCTGACCTATCACAGGTAGGAGCACAAGAGGCAAGTCTCGCTAGGGCACTAGGATCTATCGGCCCAGCGTTACAGGCAGCACAGGAAGAACATATTGAGCGCTCGCAGATTGATGGTGAAGTGGCATTCATGGAAGGTAAGACCGAGGCAGATATTGCTGCTTCAGGTAACCGATATACCATGGCAGGCTATCAGAATATGTCAGTCGCTAGCTCCCTAAATGAGTGGTACACTTCCGAAAGTCAGAATATTGCTAACGGTAAGTACGCATCTGACAGCTCAGAGTACCGAGGATATCTCGGACAGAGTTTCCGTGACATGCTCAAGACAGTCGGTGGTAGTGATAGCTACAGTCGTAATATCCTAACTGCTGGTGCGCGGAAGTATTTCCCACAACTTATGGGTCAACATGTCAAAGCGCGTAATGCGTTCTCACAACAGCAGACTTATCGTGGCTATGTAGATATGCTCATGACTACCGGTCAGGCAGAAGAAGCGTCTCTTCAAGGTGCTAGTACTCCTACGGTAGAAGGTGAGATTAACAATACACCAAGTCGCGCCGGTACATCTCAGGTCGCTATGAACTACACAGAGCGTGATGTAGACGTTATGGCTCGTACGATGATTGGCGAGGCTGCGGGTGAAGGCCCAGCGGGTATGCGTGCTGTTGGTCAGGTACTACGTAATCGTGTAGAAGATCCTCGTTGGGGCAATACTATAACGTCTGTTGCACTAGCTGAGAAACAGTTTAGTACGTGGAATACCGGAGCGGGTGGAAACAGTCTAGCACGCAATGCTAAGCCTACCAGTTCTATCTACAAGATGGCACACGGTATTGCTAAACAAGTTCTTGACGGATCTGTTGCATCCGATGTAGGTGGTGCTACACACTATTACAGCCCAGCGGGTATGAAAGCTCTAGTAAAGCAGGGTGCGCAGAGTAATCTAGTACCGGGCTGGTGGGGTAATGTACTCCGTCAGGGTGGTGGTTCATCTATCAAGATTGGCGGTCATCTATTCGCCGGTCGTTCTCGTGGTGGTCAGGCTGCTCCTGCACCTACGGCAGTATCAGAGAACATGCCGCGTCCACAGCCTCGTCTAGGAACTCCTATTAGCGCCGCTCTGCCAGAGCAACCTGTACAAGAAGCACAGTCAGATCCATTACAACCTGATGTACAGGTGGCACCTATCGATCTAGTTGGTGACGTACAGCCTCCGCATGATCCTCCAGGAACTACTACACAAGCACAAGATCCAGCAGGACAGACAGGCATACAAGGTGAGACTAACCGTGTACGTACACATGTCTTTGCAAATCCGGGACTTCCACCTAAGATGCATGCGCAGGCTGTATCCGAGGCTATGACTATTAGTCTGCTTAATGGTGATAACTCTGTGTACGAGCGTGGTGGTGGTATCTCTGCTCTCATTGATCTTGGTGCTACTCCTGCACAAGTACGCTCAGTACAGTCCGCTTACTCTAAGTGGCAGCGTGCCGACCAGAACACATATGATGCAGAGCTTGAGAAAGAACTACACGATATTCAGAGTGCACTAAAGAACGACGGTGACTTCGACTCTGCATTAGAGAAATACGAAGGCCTGAAGGAACGCTATAGCAAGAGTGACAAGTGGCTCATCGCACAGGCAAACAAAGCTCGCACCGCTTCTATCGAGGCGCAGAGCAATATTCAGAAACAAGAGCAAAAGAAGATTGACGATGCTTTCAAGACTAATCCACAGTTACAAGACCATTACACACAGATTAAACGAGATGTGCGTAATGGCAAGCGTAGCGCCCTTGATGCTGCTACAGAAGTTGCTGAAGCCATGGAAAAGGCTGGCCTTAGTCCTTCAGTTGTATCTACATCTATCGGGGAACTGTTCTCCGCAGAAGACACGTTCAAGCAGGGAGAACCAGCCGCAGCTAGAGCCGAAGCAGCGAGACAGCAGAAACAGCTAGACGAGAAAGTACAGTCTGATCCGCAGGCCGTACAGTTCATGACAGGCCTTGCTATTGATGTTAAGAATGGTGAAGTCTCCATGAAGGATGCTTTGCAGCAGATGAACAGTATTGCTGAAGGCCTCGGCGTATCACCGGGTGTCATTATGAAGTGGTCCTCCAAGATCGCTAATGCTGCATCTGCATGGGATGCTCATAATAAAGCGGAGATGGCTAAGACTGCTAAGGTACATGCTAAGGCGCAAGAGAAGACTTCTCGTATTGAGAACGCGATTGCTAACAATCAGGTAAGTCTACTCAAAGCATCTGAACAACAGGAAGCTGCTAAGACAGCACGTGACCGTCTAGTACAGGCTGGTCAGGATCAGATAGCTGAAGGTGGTGATCAGGAGCAGGTCAGCAATACTGTTATGCAGCAGTACCATCGTTGGTTGAGTAATAACGGTATAGCAGATACTGAGATTGCAGCACAGAACCGGGCTGCTCTTACAGATCCTATTGATGCAAAGACAGGTCAGGTACGTCCTGAAGCACTACAAGCGTATAGCTCCTATCTAGATATGCGCGGTACTCCGGGTCTATCAGGAAGCTTCATGAAGAAGATGTTCCCAGATGATCGTATTCGTAGTATGTTAGGCTTAGCTGAGCGTATGGATGCAGGGAACCTCAATACAGCACAGGCACTCGTTAAGGCGAATGAGTTGTTGTCTAAAGGACTTACTCCAACAGAACTAGAACAGCGCATGTCTACTGTAACAGCTACTAAGATTGACGAGCTTACTGAGAAGATTGCTTCTGATAACGAGCCGGGCTTCTTTAGCTGGCTGTTCGGAGAGACATTCCTAGGCGGAACTGATATGTTCGATAATGAGGTTGAGAAGCTTCAGAACAGTGATGTACTCCGTTGGGCCGCAGAGCGTAAGATCGTAGACTACATGCTACAGTATCCTAATGCTGGTGTTGATGTAGCTGCTTCTATGGCTCAGCAGGATCTCCAAGAAGAAGGTACAGTTGTGCTCGGTAATTACATCCACACTCCTCCGGGTCAACGCACCATGGAGCAAGGCATGGGTATTAAGAACCTGACCAAGCGTGACGGTGCGTCTGCTGCTATCCTAGGCTTTGTAGCTGATAAAGGGCAGGAGCTATGGGGAGATAAGTTCAATGAGTTTGGTTTACTTGATCCGTTCGACAGTATGGCGGACAAGTATCGCGGAGCGCCAGAGCTTATCATCTCTTACAATAACCTGACAAACGTCGTAACTATAGATCTGTACGCTGATAAGGATCGTACTAAACCATTAGGACAACCCAAGCGTATTGATGCACAGGCAATTGGGGATCACTTCCTTGATGCACTGGCACCTACAGCTAATCCAGTACCAGCGGATCTACCAGATCTAACACAAATCATCGCACCTTAAGAAGGAATATAGATATGGCTGAAGAAGTAGCAGGTTTAATCCCTCTACCAGAAGGCGATAAGATTGGTCCTATCCCGTCCTCAGTAAGAGCGCAACGGGATCAGGAGCTACAGACTAGCTTCGGCGATCTATTAGGTAAGTCGTTCGTTAGTACGAATGCTGCCTATGGTATTTGGGAGCGTATGAAGACCGCAGAGAAGTTCGAACCTACGCCGGGTTTCATCCCGCGTGATTGGTGGGACAGGGTGGGGAGTAAACAGCTCCCCGCCGACTTCGGTCAGAGATTTAATGATATTCGTAGCGAGGCAGAGGCTAACCAAAGGTTGGCCCTTGCTAAGCGCGACCTAACGAATTTACAGACTATTGGAGCTAATGCAGAGAGTGGCTTTGCTGCTGCTATGATTGCAGGTCTGGTAGATATTGACCTACCACTTACAGTAGGTACAGGTATGCTAGGCGCTGGTGGTAAGGTAGCTGCTACAGCATCTCGTATTGGTAGGATCGCTAAGGGCACAGCCGCTGCTGCTGCAACCGGGGCGCTGATTGAGGGCGCGAATGTCCTCTCACGGGACGCTCAGGACTGGCATGATCTTCCGGGTGCTATCCTATATTCTGGGGCATTTGGGGCCGCTGGCGGCGCTGCTGGGGCTGCATTCCGTAGCTGGAGAAAAGGGTCTGACGAGTTCCGGGCTGGGATCGACCGGGGCGACACAGGGGATCTTAACTGGTCCAAGGCTGATACATCAGGAGGCTTTGGCTTCCAACAGCGCATAGATCCAGACCCTGCTGTACCGGGAGCTACTATTGCACAACGTCCTGAAGCTGTACGGTTCGGAGATACTAAGCTGTCCGCTGCTGTCACTCATGCAGAAGGACGTATTAAAGCAGAGGGCATCACAGAGAAGAAGTTCACAGGTATTGCTGGAACATTCGCTAAGGCTCTAGGTACTTTCCCTGCTAACCAGTTGAAGACAGACTTCGACCGTATCTGGGAGAGTGGTGGTTCTATTGCTAAGGTAGCAGCATACGACCTATTCGAGAGTGCAGAGGGTAAGGTACGAAATAACCGATCCGCTGCTATGCTTGAGGATGTGTATACACGCCGTGTTATGCAGAATACTACACCAGATATTGAGAGTGCTTGGCAGAACTGGTCAGCACAGAATGGTGTCAGCCGTATGGATACTTATCTACACGGTGTGAAGAGACAAGAGTTCGATAGAGCGGTTACTCTGGAGATGGAGCATCGCTATCATGAAGGTCGTGCAGGTACAGACAACCCACACGTTAAGTCTGCTGCTGATGCATTAGACCGTATGTTTGAAGAAGGAGGCCGTATTGCACGCGGTCTTGACGGAGAAGAGAGCCTGTCAGGTTTTGAGAACTTCGTTCCTAAGAGTGGGTACTATCCACATGCTTGGGATGGTCAGGCTATTCAGGCTGCTATCAAATCAGGCAAGGTAACTCGTCGTCAGTTAGAGAAAGCACTAGCTGATCAGTATGGTAAGGTGCATGTCAACATGTCTAAGGATGTACAGACTGCGGTTGCGCGTGCTGTTATTCGCCGTGCTGTAAGTTCAACAGATGCTGTAGACACTAGCCTTATTCGTATTCTACAGCAGGATGGTCGTGAATATCTAGCGGAGATCTTGCGTGACAATGGTATCTCTACTAAGACGATCGATGAGGTGTTCAACTCCCTGAGTACTCGTGCTGAAGAGCGTGGTCGTGAAGGATTTGCTAAGCACCGTGTTGACGTAGATCTTCGTGGAGACGTTAATGGTGTGCCTCTAATCAGTTTGATTGATACACGTATCAGCAGTACGTCACAGCGCTATGCTCGGCGTATTGCAGGTGCATCCGCTCTAGCAAGGAAAGGGATTACTAGCCGTGCCGACGAGAAGACACTTATCGAGAACGTTCTTAGAGAGACAGCAGAGGTCCGTAAGGATTGGGATAGCAAACAGGCAGACGCACTTCGTCAGACCATGGAAGATGCCTTCTCATACTTCAGGGCTGGTCCTATCTCTGGTGGTGTATCTCCTGCTGTCAGCCGTATTCGGAAGCTTACTCGTTTATCTCTTCTAAATCAGCTAGGGCTTACACAGCTTGCAGAGACAGGCGCTATCATTGGTGCCACAGGCTGGAAGGCTTTCAGATCACAGGTTGGCCCTGAGTTCAAATCTATGCTGTCTGGTAAGAACACAGAGCTAGTTGACGAGTTCCGTCCGTTCTTAGGTCGTGTTGGTGATGATCATATTCTATTCCGTGATGAGCTTAGTCTCGACATGGACAGAGCAGATCCGTCAGTAGCATCAGACTTCTTTAGTCATATGGACCGGGTACTTAATGCGGGTCAACGTTTGCAAGGCTACACATCTGGTTTCTTCAAGGTACGTCAATTCCAGCAGAGACTAGCTGTTACTACTATGACCAACCGGTTCATGCGTGATCTGGCTGGGCATAAGAAACTAAACGATGCTCGTCTGGAGGATATCGGACTTACGGAACCTACCATTGATCGTATTCAACAATATGTTGATAATGGTCTTGTGGAGTTTAAAGATGGACATATCGACCGTCTTAATATGGATCAATGGGATCGTGCTGTCGCTGAGGACTTCTCGATTGCTATGAACCGGTTCACACATCAAGTGGTACAGAAATCACTAGCTGGTGAAACTACAGGTTGGATGCATAGAGACTTCGGTGCATTGCTTACAGACCTTAAGACGTTCCCTATCCTAGCTATGCGCAAGCAGTTCCTACGTAATGCACAGCTTCGCGACAGCGAGGCTATGATGGGTCTTCTGTACGGTCTAGTTACAGCCGGTACAGTGTGGTCTGCAAGACAGATCATCAACAACCGTGCTGAACAGTTGAGTGACCCTGTGAACGTTATGAATGGTGCGTTCGGACTATCGAATATGACAGGCTGGATACCATTGTGGGTAGATCCTATTGCAGCTATGCTAGGACTTGATGACCTACGGTTCCAGAACTATGGACCTAGAGCTGATGTGGTATCTCCACTTCCTACTATGACAGTAATGAATAGACTACTAGAAGTCCCGTCATTACTTGTACCAACAGAATGGAACAACGACAAACTCCATGCTCTGAAAGCTATTCCGATTATTGGTAACGCTTATGGATTATCTGCATTGTTCAATTCGTGGAAGGAATAATATCCATCCCCTAAATGAAAGGAAATACATATGGCACTTAGTCGCGTTACTCGACTAGGAGATGGTACTACTACTACCTTCACAGTTGAGTTTGCTTTGGGCTTTCTAAGAGAAGATGATGTGACGTGTCGTGTTGGTTCAGAGCCAACCGACCGTGCCATTACATTCTTAACGCCCACACAATTTCAAATTGCAGGTGCGGCTCCGGGTAATAATGTACCTGTAGTATTCAGCCGTACAGTAAGTAAGACTGCACTGGAGAACGACTTCCAAGATGCAGAAACCCTTACGGAGGAAGCACTTGATCGAAGTCATAAGCAAGCTCTTATGGCTACACACGAGGCTCTGGATAACCGGGTTGCAGCTCCCGCACAGGACACAGACTTTAATAACTTCAAAGGCGTTAATGCAGCCGACCCTACTGCGGATCAGGATGTAACAAATAAGCGTTATGTTGATGATGTAGCAGGCGGTGGATTTGCTACACAAGCTGAGGCCGCACGAGATGCTGCCGAAGGTTTCCGTGATGAAGCTGAAGGTTTCAAGAACCAAGCGGAGACTGCACGGGATGCTGCTAATACAGCGCGTACTGGTGCAGAGACTGCGGAGACTAATGCTGGTAATAGTGCAACTGCTGCTGCTGGTAGTGCTACAGCCGCTGCTAACTCTGCTGCATCTGTACCTAGTATTGGTACTGGTGTTGGTGATGCCGTTGGTCTTGAAGACGTAGGTGGTGGTACTGCTGGTCTTCCTGCTGTAGATGGTTCACAGTTGTTGAACCTGCCGGCTGCTGGTGGCCCATCATTGGGTACAGATGCTATCATTCGTACTAATGGTAAGACCATCTCAGAGGATATTACTATTCCTGCTGACACTAATGGTATGAGTGCTGGTCCGATTACTATCGCACCCGGCTCTACCGTTACTGTATTAGGAGATTGGACAATCGTATGACTGTAGTAACAGATGTAATTGAAGCACCAAGTGGTGCACCGGTAAGGCTTACTAAACAGGCTACGCCTAAAGCTCACGCTAATATTGAGGGATTGGGTACCGTCTCTATTGATAAAAGCTTTAACGTGAGCTCACTAACGGATAACGGTACTGGAGACTACACCGTAAGTTTTACTAATATCTTCGAGGATGCCCTATATATCTGTGCAGGTAACGCTGGAGAAACATCTGGTGGTGGTAACAGATTTATAGGTATTGGTAATACACCTACACACCAACTAGCAGGAAGCTGTAGATACTACATCTATAACGCAGCCGGTTCTCGTACCGATGCCAGAGGGTACCCCATGTTCACAGGAGATCTAGCAACATGACTGTAAAAACAGACAGACTTGAGAACCAAGATGGGTCGAAAGGTGTAGCAGTAGATACTGTTATCGAAGGTTCTGAAAAGGCTTGGTGTAATTTCAACGGCACAGGAACTATTGCCATTCGAGATTCATTTAATATTTCGTCCCTTGTCGATAACGGAACAGGCCAATACCACGAGAACTTCACAAATAGTTTTGCTAATAGCGATTATTGTTTTACTGGTTCATCTGTAGCAGGTATATCTAACTTTGGTATTTCTACTAGCGACGAGTTGACCAATCGTACAGTATCCAGAACTGGCATCCACTACACTATGAATGGTATCAACTCTAACGCGGCTTCTGATATGGTTAGCGTTAATATGAAAATCCTAGGGGAGTTGACATGAGTAACTTAACTGTAACTAATGTAAATGGGCAGGTAGATTTAGAAGGTAGAACGAAAGCTTGGTGTAATTTTAATGGAACAGGTAGCATCTCTACTAGAGATAGTTTTAATATTAGCTCTTTAGTGGATATAACAACAGGTGAATACTCTGTTAATTTTACGGACAGTTTTTCAGCAGCTGATTACAGTGTTTCAGGTGCTGCGGGTTCTCGTACAACTGCATCAGGTTTCACACTAGAGGCACCTTCTAGGCAAGCTCCTACTACAGGAGATATTAGGGTATCTTGTATCACACACACAGGTACTATTACTGACTCTGATACAGTGAGTCTGGCTATTTTTGGAGATTTAGTATGACATTGATTGAGAAACTGGTAGTAGCTAAGAAGCAACTCAAGCCTTTTCAAACAGACTATCGTGTTGTTTTCGAAGATGACATGGATTCACCCGCAAAGGTTATGATTCCCGACCCCAACTTTATGGCAGCGGCTATGGCGGGCGGTGTGCTACCGCCAGTGGAGGTGTTTCATCAACTTAAGATAGATGACGAGGGCCGTGTACTCAACGGGCATGTGTTGCATGTTGAGCCTGTTGGTCCTATGACTGAAGAAGAGGCTATCGAGTACTTGATACAGAAGGATATTCCTGCACATGTGTGGTCCGGTACACAAGACAACCGCATCAAGTTCATGGTAGTGCGTAAAGAGCAACTACCGCAATCCCGTCAATTCAGAAATGCATGGAGGCTGGCAGATGCCCAAATCGCAGCATAAGACATACTATAACATCAATGGCACGCTAGTAGATGCAGACATGACAGATGTTCCTACTAGCCGTAAGTTCCGCGATAACTGGGTACTAGATGGTCCAGTGATTGACGTGGATATGGATAAGGCCAAGGATCAAGTCCGGGACGAACTGCGTGAAGCGCGTAAGAAGCCTATGGAAGATAATGACCTTCAGCTTATGCTCTTGATGCGTAAGAAGGAGTTCATGGAACCTGATGCCAAAGATAAAGAAATTGCAGCAGAAATCTTGGTTGATCAACAGCGGTTACGTGATGTAACTAAAGATCCACAGATCGAAGCTTGTACTACGCCAGAAGAGCTTGAGGCTCTGAAGATCCTATAATGACAATCCATACAACAGGAGGTAACTTGCCTGACACACTTGGAAGTGCAGCTACCTCCTACGGGATTGGTGGAGGTGCGCTTAGCGTTGGAACAATACTGACCGACGTCAACTATACAGAGTTGATGGCGATGGGTGGTGTTATTCTACTAATCATTCGTATCCTTCATGACGGTACTCGTCTATGGAGATACTGGCGAGAGAAAGACAATGACAAAGCAAACTAAATCTACACCACAGGGTGAGTTGAATGGTCTGCATCAGCTTGTGGCTAAGGTTATGAAGCAGCAGCTTGAGCACTATGCAGATCAGCCAGAAACTATTATAGAGAAGACGTTCGATGAAGATACTGGTGAGACGGTAGAGGAAGAGGTTGAAAACCTGCATGAGCCTGTGCCGCCTGCTCTACTGAATGCTGCTATCAAGTTCTTAGACAACAATGACATCTCCGCTGATATTGGAGATAATGAAGACCTCAAGGCACTACGTGAGCGCGTCAAGAGCGAGCACAACAAAGGCAGTAATGTGGTCTCCATGAACAAGAAACGACCTACGCATCTACCAAGCCCAACTGATGAAAGGCTTATAGAAGATGCAAATTAAGGAACGGCTAGAGCGACTGGAATTAGCGCAAGAGCTCTGGCCTGACTTTATCTCTTTTCTTGATGCAGTTATGGAGTTGCTAGGCTTTAGCACTACATGGTTGCAGCATGATATTGCGGAGTTCCTTGCAGACGGACCGGATAAAAAGATGGTGCAGGCGCAGCGTGGTGAGGCTAAGACCACAATCACGGGTGCCTACGCTGTCTACCGGCTGTTGCATAATCCGTCCATGCGTGTACTTATTGTCTCTGGTGGTGGTACTCTGGCTACACAGATTTCTAGTATGTGTATTCAGATCCTTGAGGGTATGCCTGAACTTGCTTGTCTGTTACCAGATAAGTCAAAGGCTACACAGCGTACTTCAGTTGAAGCATACGATCTGCATTACCACTTTAAGGGTATTGATAAATCCCCATCTCTTGCGTCCATGGGTATCACAGCCAATATGCAGGGTGTCCGTGCTGACCTCCTGATTGCTGATGATGTTGAGACGCAGAAGAACTCCGAGACACCTACACAGCGCGAGAAGCTGAACCACCTGACGAAGGACTTTAGTTCCATTTGCGTTACGGGTGAGATCACCTTCCTAGGCACACCACAGACGGTAGATAGTGTATACAATACTCTGCCGGGTCGTGGATATACCGTCCGTATCTGGCCGGGCCGATATCCTATGAATAGTGAGCTGAATAACTACGGTGACTTCCTAGCGCCAATAATCCGGGAGCATATCGAGAGATATCCTGCATTGCAGACCGGTGGTGGTATTAAAGGAGACCGTGGACAGCCTACTGATCCTGAGCTGAAGTCTGAGGCATTCTTGATCGACACTGAGCTTGATCAGGGTCAGGCTTACTTCCAGCTACAGCATATGCTCGATACCGAGATGACGGATGCCTTGAAGTATCCACTTAAGGCTGAGAACCTGCCTGTTATGCTGCTGGATGGTCGTAAGGCCCCAGTCACTATTGATATCGTTAAGAGCACTGACAATCTCGTTCTTACACCAAAGGACATGAGTACTAAGGCCTCGTTCTATAGAGTGAATAGTACATCTAAAGAACAGACACCGTACATCGGTACGCATATGTATATCGATCCTACTGGTGGTGGTGCGAATGGTGACGAGTTGGCCATTGCTGTATCTAGCATGGCTGCGTCTAAGATTTGGATCCGTGAGGTTATTGGTAGACCGGGTGGTTACACTGATGAGGTCTATAATTGGATCATTAAGCAAGTTGTGCGTTGGAAACCAGAGACTATCTCTATTGAGAAGAACTACGGTAACGGTGCTCTAGAGGCAGCTATCCGACCACTGATTGCCCGTAAGCACGCTTGTACTATTGAGGGTGTGTACGAGGCAGGGCAGAAAGAGCTACGCGTAATTGATACTCTTGAACCTATCATGGGTAGAGGATCTCTAATTCTAGATGAGCGGTTAATCCAAGAAGACTGGGAACGTTGTAAAACCTATCCTGCTAAGGATCGTATCGTCTACAGCTTAGTACACCAGCTTGTACGCATTACGCGTGACCGGGGTGCACTAATCCATGATGATAAGCTTGAGGCATTAGCTGGCACAGCACGCCATTGGATCCAACAGCTCGAAGTTGATGAAGAGAAAGAGAAAGTCAAGGCACAGAAGAAAGCATACGAGGAGACACTGCGTGATCCTCTAGGGAACGGGAGACCTCATCCGCTACATGGAGCTATGAAGCAGGGCTTGAGTATCCTGACTAAATTTGCAAGGAGATAAATTCATGACAGAGAAGAAGAAGATTTCATTCGACATCAAGCCAAAGGCTGGTGTCACAGCTAACGTTGCCGTTGTAGATTGGCCTACTGATGTACGCGGTGTTACCACTGACCTACGTAAGACCCTCCGGTCTACTGCGCAGCAGATCAATGGAGACGCTGCTCGTCTTAAACTGGTTCTTGAAACACTGAGCATTGGCCTCGGTATGTTTAAGGCTAAGTTCATTGACGATAAGAAGAAGCTGGCACGTAAGTATGAAGAGGGTGTCAAGCGTGAAGAGGAAGCTAAGGAGCGCCGCCTTAAAGAGGCAGAGCTACAGCTAGAACTCGCAGAGGCTGCTCTAGAAGAACAGGCTAAGCAAGTAGCTAAGATGGCTGAAGCTATTAAGGGTAAAGAATAGTGGCTGTCCTTATAGATACCACAGCCGTGGCTGCTAATGGTGTAGGTGTAACGCTTACACCGGGTGCAGACGTAGTTGTACAAGTAGCTATGCCAGAGGTAAGTGGTACTGATAAGCGGAGTGTTACTCTGTATGGCAAGGCGGACAATGCTGCACCCTTCGAAGTTATCCGTGGTGGGTACTTCCGAGACCCTGGCCGTAATGGCTACTTCATTACTATGAAAGCTCCGCTCGTACTACAGGCGCGTGTAGCCAACAACGTAGTCGATGAGAATGGAGATCCTACGCGGGTACAGGCATGGGTGACCGCGTAGGCCCTGCAAAGGAAGACTTGGACTTTGGGATAGTCGTACCAATGGTTATGCACTTAGATCAAGTCTTCCCTAGTGCTGGATCAACATTACATCCAGTTCCTGCGCATCTCAGTCATGACTGAGATACGTAAGAAGACACCGTGGCAATCTTTTCTAGAGAAGCTTTCACCCAATAGGTGACTGCCAATACGACTAAGCGTGTACATAATGTACCTATTGTTAATCAGGCGTTCATCGCTAGAGCAGAGCTCGACATTTAGATTACAAGTGTATCCGGAGCTGAGGACGTAGCTGTAGGCTATCGTATGCCGTGGAGGCGTAATACAACTTCAAGGATGCACAATCCGAAAATACTCAACCCTCTAGGATCCGCTGTCAGAGCGTTCCAGAGATTTTATAACCCAGTACACCGGACAGGGCCGGATCGGCTTATCTGTTGATCCTCGCCTCGTCTGGGATAATTCTAGGAGTTTCCATGTCCAAGTTCCAACAATTCCGCACTCGACCAAGCACCGTACAGGCTATTCGTATCGAGAAAGATATGGGTATCACCGAAGACCTCTTCTCCGCTGAACGTACACTGCACGACCTGAATGGTACACCTATATGCAAGTTCACAGCCACTCAGGATGTAAACGAAGGCGATTACGTAATTACTCTATCTAAGGAAGATACGTATCACTGTCCTAAAGCTGTATTCGAAGCAAAGTATCAGAAGGTATGATTGCAGGTGTTGTAGTTCTCGGAATTATAGTGGTAGTACTTGTTGTACTAGCTTTTGCCTATACATAGGCTCGATCAAAATTTGCTACAAAATTGTGAGAGGGTATCTGAAGATATGTCGCCGCTTTGTCCCCCATCGCTATAATGGCGAATAGAACGATCTTAGTGCTGCTCCGTTTAACAACTGAATTGTGACGGAGTAGTCGCTTTACTTAGCTCTTGACGGGCAGTATATATCATCGCAGTTGTAAGTCAATACGTTCTCTCGCTATCTGTTTTGTTTCTTTTTGCCTTGTTGATAACGTTCATTCTGATTATGAGCAATAGATAGTACCCGTTCTTTATATATAGGCTCTTGTGTAGCTCTTTGTATCCTTCCCCTAAATGAAAGGGAGAAAACTTTAGGGTCGTATCCGTATCAACCATCATAGATAGCCCTGTTAGATTGGATGCGATAGCAGACATATCTATAAAGGATAAGCTATCAGATGGATTAATATACATATTATTAGATATACATATCAATGAGTTAGATAGATATACATAAATAAATACACATTTATTAGATAAGAGTGTTGACGGATGAATTAAGATATGAGATAACCGTAGTCACTGAGAGACAAGACAGACAGTCAAGTCACTCAAGACACTAACGCAGTCCTGCGATACGGACCATAGATAGGATCACTAGCGGGTATACCATAGCCTAGAGCTGAAGGTACGAAACTAGCAACAGGTAACACCTGATATCTATGACACTGACATGTAGGCGAGTGCATATTAGCACCTTGATAGAGCCAGCTAGTTAGGGCCGAGGGTCCAGACCGTGTATGTCAGCACGGCAACGCAACGCACAGCTATTCAATAAGTGCGGACGGTGGATGTAATTAGAGCGCCGGTTAGAGAGTGTGGTTATCCTAGGCTTGTCAGTCTTGTATTAGCTCTCATGAAACGTCCGTATCTTGCATGTGATAAATGAAGATACGCGAACATGAGCAGGTGAGTACATAAAGCAGTAACATGTGGTTAGTGACAGTGGCAAGCAAGCTAGGCCCTATCAAATGGACAGCATGTATCAACATGCAATGTACACTCTCTAAGTGTAAGCGGTGGCGTGGTCTACGGTGAGTTCACTATGCCATACGCTATACACAAGTATCTATTGTTTTTTGTGTAGACTGTAGTGTCAAGTAGCACGGCCTCAGTGGTGAGGCAAGAGCAGGTCATGCATGTATTGCAGTCCGTGCATTGTATGCGTCGTTATGTCTGCTGCAACAGTATAGCACAGCGTACCAATCCTGTCAGTCTACTCATGAAACAATAGGAGAGTACCATGGAGAGCGTGGAACGTAAGACGGTAGAGATTACACGTGAGATGGATCTTGACCGTGCACCAGTATGGGTGCGTGAAGCATTCAAAGGTAACAAGATCAACGCAATTAAAGAGCTCCGCGCTGATGTTGAGCATAAGCGTAGTGCATCGGATGAACCGTTGTCATTACGCCACGCAAAGATTATCGTGGAAGAGTTCATGGGTCGTATCCGTGTAACTCAAGAGCAGATCAATGGAGAAGACAATGACAAAGCTTAATCTTATCAAAGGTGCCAAGAACCTTGACCATCACATTGGTGTGATCAAGCGTGCAGGTAAGAAGTTTGATGACGCGGTGCAACGTGTTGCCCTGTCTATTGCACATCATGTGCATGAGCATGGTGATGCAACCAAAGCTACTATGCTGGTTGAAGCGTTGAACAAGGGCGCACGTACCAATGCACTCAAGGCATGGTTCGAAGCTCATGCTAAGGTACGTTGGGATGAGAAGGCCAAGGTTTTCAAGTTCAAGAAGAATGGCAATACCAAGCTTGAGCTGGGTGCTGAGAACCCATGGTATAACTTCAAGCCTGAGCCTCCGTATCGTCCGCTTGACCTGCTTGCTGAGATTGACAAGCTGATTGAGCGTGCTACCAAGCAGGCACAGAATGCTAACGAGCTAGATGACATCCCGATGGATAAGTTGGCTGAGTTGGTGGCAATGCGTGCCAAGATGGGTGGGCAAGCTACGGATACAGTGCAGTGACACTAAAGACAGTGTACGGTCATGATGTAAAGGATCTTGACACTGCTATAATCGTGTCCTCTAAGGAGGCAGACCGTTTACGTGCTGTTGCCCGTGAGGAAGATAAGGTACGTAAACGGTATGGTCTTCCTCCTATTATGAAGGACGGGTACGGTGAGTGATGCTGCTCGTGGTCTAGTAGTTGTAAAGCTAGACAAGATAATGAAACAGCTTGAGGATCATGCTGAGTTAGCGCACGGTGAACGTGCATTTCCTGAGCTTGATATGACAGAGGATGGTGAGTTGATCATGCCTTATGTCATGAAGGTAGAGGAACAGCTTGACATGATCCTTAAGTACACAAAGGATATGGAATGATGTTCATGCATGCTATGCATACAGCATCCGATATGACATGGGGCTTCTTTCTAGGTTTCGCTATGTCTGTTGCGTTAGCTGCTATACTTAGTGTCATACTGTACATGCAGGAGAAGCAGACACATCACACATTATATGTGGTAGAGCATGATGGTATGCGTCACGTTAATCGTATGGATGCTAGTGCATGCCAACGTAATCGTCTTGCATTGGCGGATGTCAATGTCAAGGCTGTATGTATAGGAGACTGATATGTCTACTGGTTTTAAGAAAGATGATACCGTATTGTCGCCTAATGGTGTCGTACGTGTAGTCAGTGCCGATCATGCAACGCTGCATTGGCACACGGTTGAGATGCTGTGTCCATCAGCTAGCTTTGGTGATGTATATGCTAAGGTTCACTTTGGTATGTACTTATTCCCTAGTGAATGCGAGCTAGTGAAGGAGTGGGATGATTATGTGATATGGTCACACCTGCATCCTGACTTCAAGTGGATAGCCCGTGACAGGGACGACAAAGCGTATGCATTTACACATAAGCCTGCATGTTATCACGATACTAGTGATGCATGGCTATCCGGCCATCATGTCGTTAGTAACCCTGAAGGCAAGTGTCCTGTGCGTATTGATAGGTTACTCGCATCATACATGAAAGGTAACAAGGCATGGGACAAGAGCCTGATACAACGACCCGCGTAATGCGGTGTCGTGCATGTGGTAACCGCGCCGGTCCTGCTGTGCATTACTGTATGGATTGTATGTATCCTAATGCAGGATACCATGGTGTCAAGCGTGCAATGTACCAAGTGCATAGCATAAAGGCACATAACAAGGCAAGGCAACAGCATCTCAACCGATGTACCACCTGCTTTCAACTTTGATCTAGGTCGTGCAGCAATGCTACTCATGTGTCTACTGTGGGTAGTGGTAATAGCTGCTATGGTTTCGTCCGCCTAGCATTACGGCTTTGGCGATTTTGCGCTAGAAATTCGGAGGGATTTCACATGAAGATTAATCAGGTAACCGGCGGTGTAACCGGCCATAGTAGTGATATGGGCAACGAGCAGTTGGTCATCTTTGCTACAACAGGAGATTATGATCACATTATTGAACAGCTAAAGGATGCTGGTGTAACGTGGTACAAGTCTCTCCTTGGATTCTACAAGGGTCAGCATGAGCAGTGCTTGCTAGTCAAAGCACGTGATATGCCTGTGATCGAGCTACGTACTGATATCACAGATGATCAGGAGAGTGTCCTGCATCTTGGTCCGTGCGACGCACGAGATCGACGAGATGCTACGCTCATTCATGAGGACTTTCAGATGACACATCTCGGTAAGTTCCAATCGACCACGGCTGAGATAGCACGTGGAGAGGGTAATACAGACTATACGTATGACCTAGCCAGTGACGCATACTATATCTGCGAGAAGCTACCGCAGTATCCTAAACGGAGGTAACATGAAGAACCCATTCAAACAGGCCCGCTCTGTCGGTGCCATTCTCGGACAGTTCAAATCCCTAGCTGACGAGCTGGACAAAGCCATGGACAATAATGAGCAGGTAGCTCAGTCTATGGAACTACAAGCTGGTGCTCTGCGTGCTCAAGCGAATGCGTTAGAACTCACAGCTAAAGGAACTCGACTAGAGAACGACCGTGCAGGTAACGCACGTAGTATGCTCTTGTCTTTGTCTGGTGCAACGCCACCAACCCACCCTGAACTGGCTCCAAAGGAGAAATCCAGTGCGAAATAACATCATTCGAGCTTGCTTTAACGTAGCTCTACAGCACAAGATCCCTGTCTCGCATATTGCTGCGTTGGTGGCTGTTGAGAGTGCAGGCAATCCATTCTGTACTATTGATTCCTCTGGCTTCTGGTCGGAGCGTATCAAGGAAGTATCCAATGTGATCGTCCGTCTTGAAGGTCATGTTGTATTCCGCCGGCTAGTACGACAAGGTATCCGCCCAGATGCGTACGTGAAAGCTGGTCTTGCATCACGTAATATGAACCAGATCGAGCAGGGTCGTCAACAAAGTCGCTGGCGGCAGATTGATCTGCTGGTCAACAAGCTCGTGAATAACGAGGGATGGTCAGAAGTCAAGGCGGTTAGCTTTGCTTTGCAGTGTGCATCATTCGGCCTCGGACAGACTATGGGCTTCAATGCTGTATCATTGGACTATCGTTCTGCTTATGATATGGTACATGCGTACAGTATGAACGCCGGTAACCAGATTGACGGTATCATGCGGTACTGCCAGAATAATGGTCTTATGAAGGCACTTCGTGATGGACGCTGGGCCGCTGTAGCTCTGGGCTATAACGGTAAGCGATACAAGAAGTATGCATATGATACCAAGATGGCACGTATGCAGCGTAAGTACGCTTGGATGGACAAGCCGAATGCGATCAACCGTATCCAGGTACAAGTTGAGTTCAACAAGGAACATTACAAGACAGTCGGTGCCAAGGCTGGTCTGGTATATGATGACAACAAGAATGTTGTGACGAACATCAGGAAATGGCAGACACAGATCAACAGTCTCGGCGTGTATCAGAAGCTTGAAGTCGATGGACTGTGGGGTCCAATGACGGAAGCAGGTATCAATGCTGTGATCGAGAGCAAGCGCAACGAGAAGGCGCGGGTGTCTGGTCAGGCTGGTAGTGTGCTTGGTGGTATCAGTGCAGTAGCAGTGTCAGTGTCGTCTGATCTACCGCAAGCACTAAGCGAGGTAGCATCTGATGTTATCGATATCAAGGCGGACCTTGCTGCTGTGGGCTTGTCAGTTGGTGGTGCCTTGCTGGCTATCGCTATCTGCTTTGCTGGCTACAAGCTATATCAACGACATGCACGTAAGCTCCGTATGGAGTATACTGCACAGGTAGCGGTGTGATATCCACTATCATTGATCTCGGTAAGTTAGCTTTCTCATTCATAACTAAGCGTGAGGATCGTCTGCTTACTGAGAGCACAGGCCGGGTAGCTGTAGCTGCCGAGGCTATGAAGTCACTGTCAGAAGAACGGAAGCAACGTGCTAAGCTGCTTGAACAGTTCAGTATGTCTCCGCTATTACAGTGGCCACTATTCATCACGTATACTAGCATCTCGGTATACACTGCAGCAGTTGTGTTGGCATCAATGAACCCAGATCTATGGACCATTGAGAAGCTACCACCTCAGACTGTTGAGTTGTTTATCAAACCCGCTGTGTATGCGTTATTCGGAGGCGGTGCTGCAACTGGTACTGTCCTTGCAATCATCAAGGCTATAAGGAAGTAACATGAAAGCTATTCTTATTCTGTTACTGCTTTCCGTCAATGGTCAGGAGGCAGTAAATGCTGGCATTATGTCCGTAAAGGATTGTAACGCTGAAGCTAAAGCACAGGTGGAGCAGACACAGCGTCTGTATCCGAACTCAGATGATCTACTGGAACATCTAGAAGATAACCCAAAAGACAAGGTTGTGATCGCAGCAGCCTGTCAGACTGTACGTGCACCGGGTATTAAGACGTAAGGTTTCGTACTCCTAGCACTACGGCTTTCAACTTTTCTATCAGAAATTCGAGAGGACATAACATGTCTAAGAAATCAAATAGCCCTATCCGTGATATCCGCAAGTTCTACGCTTCTTACCGCAAGAGTAAGTCAGGCCAACATGCTATCCGCAAGGGCGGTGCATTGGCTGTGGCATTCGAGCGTGCATTCACGGAGGCTGCATAACATGTCACATCCGCGTTATCGTAGCTCTAAGGCTAACCCAGCGACAAACCGTCTTCTCTACAAGACCCGCAAGTCAATCATGCGCCAAGTTATGAAGCGTGTGCTTAAATGGCTTAAGGGTGAGCCGGGGACAGAAGCGCAGCAGGCAGCGTATCAGCGTGCTGAGCAGTTCATTATGCTCGGTCAACCGAACCGATCACAGATTGGTGCCATTGCACGTGGCATCTTTAACGCTAAGTAAAGGGTATCCTGCCCCTACTTGAACGGAAGAAGTCTTCCATCAATCAACCTATCATGAAAAGGTAAATCCATGTCTGATCTTAATGCACTATTTGATTTCTCTGATGTCTCTGACCTGACCGAAGACCTGCAGAAGGCCCTGTCTCCATCTGTTGAGAAGCAAGATAAAGCTGCTTGGTTTGCAAAGCTGGTAACATCTGCTGGCCGTGAGCTGAACATCAATGAAATCGTTGCTGCGAACTCTCGCGCTGTCAAGGCTGGCATTGAAGGTGCTGTTGCTGGTGCAGTCGGTGAAGGTATCAAAGCTGCTTCTGTCCGCGTATGTCTGAATGATGCGGTATCTGCTAACCTGATCAAGAAGCCTTCCGACAAGAAGTACGCTGGTCTGAACGTTGAAACCGCTGCTCCTGAAAAGGCAGAAGCTGAAGAAGCACCCGCTGAAGCACAGGAAGCAGTTGACAAGGACTTTGACGAAGAAGAAGCACTTCTGTCTGAAGTATAATCTTCCATGAAGTATCTGAACTTTGAGAGCCGGGGTGATTACATCCCGGCTGCTCGCCATAAGAAGACCGAAGACACTCCTGTATTTGATAATACCGAATGCGGTAAGCGTATCAACGCAGAGGAACAAGATAACGCGCACGACTAGGATAGTATAATGGACGTGCAGGCTAAACTTAAAGCACTAGCTAACGAGTTACGTGTCGGAGAACGTAGGAGAATTAGATGTTGCAAGAACGACAGCTCCCGTCTGGTAACCAGAGAGAAGACACGAGTTCACAGTTGGTGCTTTCGTTGCAAAGTATCGATAGACGAGCAGTTAGTCCTATCGTCCAAGGACTTCCGTACTCCGGTGATACCGGAACAAACGGGGCCTTTCTCAATCCCTACGGGGCTAAAGATGACTTCGGTCGGTCGGGGTTGGAAGGAGGAGCAATTACTTTCGGTATCGAGAGTATACCTAGCGAAACGTTCAATCAGTCCTATCGCAGCAGATCAGTATGGGATACGACTGAACCCTACATACAAACGTCTGGTATTCCCAGTGTATATGGACGGGCAACCGACTTGTTGGGTCGGGAGAGCGCTGCGGGACGATGTGCGCCCTCGGTGGTACAAATGTATAAACGATTGGTCTATGCCTGTGGGTATGGTTTCGCCTTTAACGAGTATCAAGAGCGTTTCCTCGAAGCGTTGCTCTCTAACGATCGTCGAAGATTACATATCCGCACTCATCCTAGCAAGAGCTGGGGAAAGAGCCTTGTGTACGCTTGGTACAAATATTTCAGAGAGACTGGCGTACCGTATAACCACGCAACTGATGCACAGGACTACATCTATCAACATATGGTTCGACGGAGATTATGGCGGGAGGAAAGGCGCAAGGCGATTGGTCAACCTGTTCAGTACATACTCTTCGATGACCCCGCGTTTGATACAGACCAGCAAAGATCCGAAATATTACAGCAAAAGGGAGATACAAGAGGTGCTAAATGGCGCTTGATGTCAACCTGCTACACATACTGACTAAGCGCTCCGCTTGGCAGGAATACAGGCAGGCAATTAACGAGAAGCAACTCAGCGAAGGCAGTATCAAAGCTCTTAAGCTATTCGACCGGTACTATGAAGAGTTCCCTAAAGCTGAGGTCATCTCCCCACGTATGATACTACCTGCTGTGCAGAGATGGTATCCTAAGTGGGACAAAGAAGAAATTCAACGACAGGAAAAGATTATCAAGGTAGCTGTTAAGGCTTCTGTTACAGCGGAAGATGAGCAGCAAATCGTAGATAACTTCCGTCAGTTCGGTATGTCGCAAGCGTTGCTACATGCTATCGATCAATTCGAAGAGGGTGAGACACCAGACTTAGCGGGTCTTGTATCCGTCGAGTTGGACCGCTACAAAATAGCGGCCAAGCAAGACCAAGAAGCTTGGGTACAGGAAGATATAGGAAGTATCCTAGATAAAGATCAAGATGAAAGCGGATACGATTGGAGACTAGGTGCGCTCAGGGATTACATGAGAGGCCTGCGTCCCGGTGACTTTGGTATCCTAGCGGCTAGACCTGATGTAGGTAAGACTACAACTATCGCATCTGAGATAACCTACTTAGCACCACAGCTACCCAAAGAACGTAACGTAATCTGGTTCAATAACGAGGGACCGGGACGTAGGATCATACCTCGTATATACCAAGCTGCACTTGGCTGTACTGTGCCAGAGCTGATAGAGTACAAGAAGAATGGTACTCTGTTAGAGAAATATGAAGAAGCTGTAGGACGTACAGATCGTATTCGTATTCTGGATATTCATGGTAAATCAATGTCACAGATTGAACGATACATTGAACAGCATGATGGTGCTCTATGTATCTACGACATGATTGATAATGTACGTAGCTTTAGTAGTGCAGCACGTAAAGATCTTGTACTAGAAGAGCTGTATAGTCGTGCGCGTGAGCTTGCTGTTAAGTTTGACAGTGTAGGATTAGCGACGTCACAGCTATCCGCTGATGCAGAAGGAGAGCGTTATCCAAGACAAGATCAACTTAAGGATAGCAAGACCGGAAAGCAAGGCGCTTGCGATTTCATTATCACGATTGGTAAGATTGATGCACCAGAGTATGAGAGTGCCCGCTGGATTAATATACCCAAGAACAAACTACAAAGGATCGGTAAAGTTAAAGATCCACGACAACAAGTAACGTTCCGTCCTATGCGTGCTCGCGTTGAGGACGTAGCAGGTGATGACATTATTAACGACGAGGATCTGGTATGACTGAGATATCTCCTAACTGGATACGTTGGCGGAGTTGTATTCGTGATACGTTTAATGCAACAGGTACAGATCGTATCAGCCGGTTCAAGAAACGCCTATGCAAGACAGCTAAGTCTGAGTTGTCTATTGAAGTTCTTCGTGTAATGCTCATCCGGTATGCACAAGAGACTGATACAGAACATCTGCGTGAACGTTGTAAGGCAATGGTGCATTCTGCTAAGGCGGGTCGTGTACAGTGGGCTTATTTCTGGGCGCGTGCTGCTGAGTGCATACGTGCTATCGACAAGAGCGCTCCGAAACTCAAGCCATTAGCTGGCGGTACAATCCCAGCACCCGACGAGCAGCGTACAGCGGCTCAGGGAAAGCGCTTTGTCCTGACTGCGGCACAGAATAACACCGTTGTGCATAAGGGCTTCCTCGCTGCTCTCCGCTCGTTCTGTAAGGATCAGGACGCACAGCTCATGGTCAGCAAGTTCACATACAACAAGGCTGGTTGGCGTCAGCGTGGTGGTGTGAGTAAAGAGGAAGGTACATCGGCGGAGGATGGTTTGTGGTATGATAAGGCGATTGCACCTGAAGAGTTCAGTGATAGCAGTATTAATCTAGCTGACACTCTCGTGTGGTGCGGTGAGCTAGACATCATTCCAACCGCTGCTGATCCGTTGTCTGGTATGGATAGCTATACACGTAATGCTAGTGGTGTTATACCACATGCTAAGGTGGCTATGCGTTCGCTAGCGTCGCGCTACCAAGAGGAACCACGCTTCCTATATACAACAGGTTGTGTAACTCAGCGAAACTATATTCAGAAGAAGACAGGCCAGAAAGCCAGCTTCCATCATACGTACGCTGCACTATATGTAGAGGTAGGTGATGATGGGGTATGGTTTGCCTTCCAGCTTGTGGCTGATAAGGATGGCAACTTCTACTTCATGGATAAACACTATAGCTCGGATGGTTTCATTGATGCAGGACATCGTGTTGAGGCTATTAACTATGGGGATATTCATGTAGAGAAGCTAGACCTTCAGGTAGCTAATGCGTCGTGGGCTAATCATGATAGCTTAGCAGGACAACTCCAGCCACGACAACAAGTGGTACATGATCTTATTGACTTCACTGCGCGAAATAGTCATAATATTAATGATCGATTCCATATGCGTGAACAGCGACATGCACGTGTAGAGTATGCGTTTGATAGTGCTATGGATCAACTTACGTTAATGCATGCTACCGTACCTGATAGTCAGATTGTTAACCCAGATAGCAACCATCAAGATATCCAGCTTATGCGTTGGATTTCTGATGTGAACAATGCCAAAGACCCTATGAATGTTATTGCATGGCATAAGTGGAACCTATTGAAGCATCGTCTTGGTACTGGCGGATCGCTGTACTGGGCACTCATGCAAGAAGCGCTCACTAAAAGTAGCAAAGAACTGTACCGTCATGTAGCAGTCCTCACGAATACTGAGAGCTATGTCATATGCCCTGACTACGGCGGAGGTATTGAACTTGGTATCCATGGACATGATGGATGCAACGGTTCTCGTGGATCTCCGCTACAGTATTCTAAGCTAGGGTTCAAGTTGAACACAGGACATACTCACAGCG